CTTTCTTGCATCTTCAGCTTCATAGGAGTCTATGAGAGATTGACGGTAGGCTAGTCTTTCTGCTTTGTTCTTAAAGGTCATCACAAGCCTTCCTTCATAAACACCTTGACCCACTCAGCGCAGATACCACTACGCACAATGTCATCAATACCAAACTCAACTACTGGTGCATCTAGCATGTACTTCTTAGAGAGGTGTATGATCTTAGCTAGACCAGACGTACCCTTCAAGTCAGACTGTTGTATGTCACCATTGAGTACGATAGTACTGCCTTCACCTACACGGGTGAGTAGCATTTTAATCTCTGGTATCTCAATGTTCTGTGCTTCATCTACTATAATAAATGCATTGTCAAAGCTACGCCCACGCATGAGAGCCAGTGTAGCTACTTCTATGTTACCTGCTTTTAGTCCTGTATCAACAGCACCACGCCCTAGATGTTTAATCAGTACGTCTAACACAGGTAGCGCCCAAGGCTGAGCCTTCTCTTCAAGTGTACCTGGTAGGAAACCTATGTCTTTACCTACAGCTACGTGTGGCCTAGTGATAACAATCTTGTCAATCTCTTTTAGAGTATACAAGTCTGCTGCACAGGTTGCTGTAACGTAGGTCTTACCAGTACCAGCAGGGCCAAGTATCAGCACTTGTTTGCTACTAGCAATGGCACTGATTAGCTTGGCTTGATTGTCCGTCTTAGGTACAATGCCAGAGGTAGGCTTAGAAGAGGCTCCCTTGTAAGTTGTCTTGCGGCGTGTGCGTGTAGGCTTCTTCAGTGGTTCGATATTGTTCATTTAAGTTGTCCAGTATTGTTATTGCTTGGTCTAATGCCATTTTAAACCACTCTCCCTTAGAGTCAAGCGACAAAGGTAGTGCCTTAGTGTGCGCTTCTCTCTCTGACTTACGCCTGTCAGTAGATGCAACATAGTGTTCTAATACAAAGTCACGCATAGGACTACTTGTTTGATAACCGTTTAGCCTATCTTCTGCGTCAATAGCCATACCTATCTTAACCCATTCAGGCCATGCTTTATTAGTTATAACATAGACGTAACCTTCTTCTATAGAAGATAGCTTAGAGTTAGCAAAAGTTGCATCACCAAGTGTTTGATACTTTCCAGGTCTAAACATAGTATAAAGAGGGTCTTTGCGAGATATGTACTTACCATTTATATATAGCTGTAGCTTATTCCCCTGCTCTTCTTTCTTTCGTATACAAGTCTTACATTTGTAATCCTTACTATTCCTACTTGGTGTATACCAGTTATGATCTGTTAATTTTACTTTACACTTAATGCAATGATGTATCATCAAGCCTCCTTTGGTAGTTTTAAACAAAAAGTTGTTACTTTGTCAGTGTCCTGGGTTCTGTTGCTTAATAACAACTCTTTCAAGCCTTCTGCTACTTTTTCACAGCGCTCATACGTATTATACAAATATGGGCTGCTCAGAGCAGTATACATGCCATTGCTAGTCATTATATACACCAGAACCCAAGCCATTACAGTGCGTCCTGTACTGGTAGTAAGCCTTGTACAAAGGTCATACCTGCGTCAACTACGGGTATTACTACATCTAGTATCACACCGTAACCAACTAACGTTATCATAAGAAACTCAATCATCTTTATCTCCTTTCAGAAGTTTTCTAAGTTCTTCATAACCACCTATGTGATTACCTTTTCCATCCCACACTTGGGGTACAGTTGTTATACTCGCTTTTTTAAACAAGTCAAGTACCCATTTGCTATCATCAAGAGAAAAGTAATTAGCTACCCCTCTTGATGTCCTAATGAGATCCATAGCTTTGTCGCAGTAGGTGCAGCCTCGCCGCCCTACCACTGTGTATATTGCTATGTTCATACTAAGTCTACAATCTCACACGAATCACCAGAGCAAGCTAATGTCTGACTACCTGATGTGTTATCTTCATTCTCATACTCTGATAGCTTAGACCAATCAATAGACTTAGGCATGAGTGACTTAAGTGTTTCATAGTCATTCTTACCACAGTCCTGATACGGAGCTTGCTGGTAGGTATGCTCATTGAAGGGCAAGAAGCTTACGCCACTCATCTCATCAAAGTGCTCGTATACAAACGCACCTACTTCAAACCACTCTGAGTTTTTAACATTGATAGTAACGCTAGGCTTGTGTTCGCACCAGTGTCGCTGGTAAGCTAACCACATTTCAAGCTGCTCAATGGCTGGCGTATCAGCAGTAACTACTGCACCCTTTGGGGCTTTCATTGGGAAGCTAAACACGGTAGTCTGCTCTGGCTTGAATACATCAGGCTCACTAGGGATACCTTGATCCTGCATAAACTGAGTTAGGGGATCTTTGTTGTCTCCTCTGACAGTTCTAATATAGTAATGGGAGTGCCTTGCGTGTATCCCACTGGAGGAGTCAACCAACTGCGAAACGGTTCCTGAGGGTTTGTTACAGCTGATAGCAGTACTACGAGGAATACCAAGCTTATCAGCATACTCACTATTAGTGTCCACAGCAATTCCTTTAAGGTGGGCAAGGGTCTTCTCCAATCCTTTATTCTTTAATGTCATCAAGGGGTTATCCATAACACCTGTAAGTGACACGCCTAGTAGACGCTCTTCTTCTGTGTTGTTCTTCCACTGCTTACGTAGGTAGGGGAACTTAGTAAAGGTTGATTGTATAGTACCAAGTATGGTAGCTAAGCGTACCTTCTCTGATAGAGAATCAATATCATCAGTTGCACGTACAACTACTTCCGTTAAGTTGCAGAATTGCAACGGTCTTAAAATTATCTCGCTGCACGGGTTGGTTCCGAACTCATAGTTAGGGTCACGTCTACCGTTCTTAGCTGCTTGCTTCTTAGAAGCCTGGCGATTAAAGATACCACGTTCACCTGAGCCTGACTCAACTAGAGCCATCCACTCACGCATGAATGACAGACTGTCAGGCTTCTCAGTGTAGCTTACAGAGTTGTTAGCTAAAGCACGTTGAGGATTGTTGTCCCACCATGATCCTGACTTAGCGTGACGCATACGGTCATCAGATAAATTACTCAATGAAATCATAGCACTACGCCGAACACCACCTACTACAACTACCTCACCAATCTTACACATGATGTCGTGACACTCAATAGAGGATAGCTTTCGTTCTTGTGCATCCTTGAATGTCTTGATAACAAAGTTGAATAGGTCTACCAATGGCGCTGGGCCACTAGCTCTACCACCAAACGTCTTAAGCGGAGCACCTGCTGGGCGTACTTTAGAAACATCCCACGTTGGGATCTCACCACTATACAGGAGTGCAATTAATTGACGCAGAGATTTAGCCCACCCCTCCTTACTGTCACGGACGACGATATTAGTCTCACTCTCGAAGAGTTGAGGCACATCTGGGAGCTTACTGACGGACTGCCTCTCTACACTAAAGCCCACGCCAGTACCACAGAGGAGGATAAACATAGCCTCATCGAAGGACTTAAGGTCATCTACGGCTAGGTAGCTACAGTTATACATACAGGTATTGTCACGATCAGCAGCAGGGCCAGCAGTCATAAGGCTACGCATAGAAGGCATTACTTCTAGTCCCAGTATAGCTTGCTCTAGTTTATACTTAGTGTTTTGATCTACAAGATCACGGATCACGTTCACAGAGAAACGTGTTACTGTATCATCCCAAGACTCACGCCCATCACCTTCGTAGTACTTGGCGTAGCGTGACTTGTGGATAAACGATTGGTAGTCTGTTGGTAGGTGGTTGTTGTTCATTTCTCTTTGACCTCTATATTTTCTACAATTAAGCCATCTACATCGTATAGCAAGGCTCGTATAACATCTGCAACTGCAACTTCATTTAATCCATCTATAGGTAGAAAGTTCTCCTCTGGATCAACTTTAACTGATACACTAATATGGAACTTCATAGTATTACCTTTTATCTCCGCTGCCTTTAATGACACCACGTTTAGCACGATCATTAAGCTTAGCCATATTCATCTCCATAATAGCATTAAGGTTACTGTCAAAGTAGTTAGCTATTACAGTAGCGTAGAACACTATATCTCCACATTCATAAAGGATGCCTTCTATGTCTAAAGTTCCATCTCTTAAGCTACGTTGCATCTTACCGTGTAGTTCACCTACTTCTGAACAAATACCGTGCATGTTTTCATTTAATCTATCTTCTGGTGGTGATACTATCATACTCTCTGCCCAGTAAGAGTAGTCCATAGGGTCCGTAGTAAAACCTCTAGGTATGTCTGTTTCGTGAATCATTTATGTACCTCGCTCATAGTTTCTATCATTCTGTTTAAGTAGTATTGTGCCTTCTTCATATCTTCTACTGGTTTATTCTTATACCTGTACCTGTGTTGATACTTAATCATATTACCTTGACAGTATGCTATAAAACCTTCCTTACCTAGTACCTGCTTGATGTAGTCAATACACTCTACGCCACCTAAGTTGTAGTGCGCTGGGCGGTTTACAGGATCATAGGCGTCTTCCTCGTCTGGTTTATTCATACTAGCAGTTTCCTTCTGTCTTAGTCCACTTATCTATTGTGTAAACGTTACCTACTTTAGTCACGCTTACACTCTTATCAGGCAATGCTTCTTCCATGTCAATACCCATAAGCTCATTTCTACGCTCTTCTACTATTTCATACACTTCAGGAAACTCTTCTGCTACAGAGAGAAATGCAGACATCATAGTCACTACATCTAACATGTGAGCCTTGATCCTCTTTGGTACGTCACCCTCTAGATGTACAATCATAGAGGTGTTTATCTCACCTTGCCAATCATCTCCATCTTCCCAGTTAATAGCACGTATGATTAGTGCCATCTCACCAGGGGCTAGGTCTGTCTTTGGTTTATCACTCATTTGTTTCTCCTCTTCACTTTAAGTGGTATCCTATCTACTCTGATAGGCTTACCTCTTTCCTTAAGCCACTCTTTAGGAATAACTCTATGCGCCCATAGTATGTTATTTTTGTCACACCACTCAAAGTACCTAGACTTAGCACCTTTGTACAGCTTACCTTTAGCGTTGCTGAATACAAACCGTATGTCTAGCTCTGGGTGCTGCTTCTGTATCTCTAGGTGTTTGCGTCTGTCTTCGCTATCAAAGATACCTTTTGATTCTATTATGATACCGTTGTCTAGTACAAAGTCAGGTGTATAAGTTCTATACCTTAAGTCTTCCCACTCAATCTTTAGAGCCTCGTACCTAACTTTCTTTTGACAGTCTTTAAGTACCGCAGCGATGTTCTTCTCTAAGCCACTGCGGTACTTACCTTTATTATGGAACTTCAACGTGTACGTAGTCTACCATTTGAGGAGCTTTTGCTTTAGACACTACAGAGGGAAGAGTCTGTAACTCAGGCCAGCAACGCTTCTTGTAGTCGCAGAAGCCACACATCTTACTAAGTATTATATTACCTGTAAGCTTCCTGTAAAATGTCTCAGGCACAGGTTCAAAGCAACGCTTAAAAGGTTTATCTTCATCAATGTAGGCTACTGTATCCTTCATCTCATCTAAGACTTTATCTTTATCTACGTTAGCTGCTGATACATACTTGAACTCACCATTGACCTTATTGACAAC